CCGGCGCCGACGTAGAGGCCCTGCAGCTCGAAGAAGTCAGCGAACTCCTGGCGGCTGATCTGGCCGGCGCCCTGGCTGGTGCCCTTGACCGCCTGCACCAGCTTGGGATGGCGGCGCAGCTTGGTCCAGGTGATCTGACCCAGCACCGCGATGTTCGGCCGCATGATCGGCACGTCCAGCGCGTCACCGATGGCGGACACGGGGTCGCTGGCGGCCTGGTCGGACCACTGGCTGGTGCCGGACAGCGTCACGCGGTTGGCGGCCGGGTAGGTGTTGAGCGCGAACACCAGGTTGGCCACGCGGATCTCGCGCGCCAGCTGCATCAGGTTGCGCAGGTACATGGTGGCCGTGCCGAGCGGATCCACGCCCTGGTTGTCGGCCTCGAGGTCCTCGTTCGGCACGAAGTCATCGAGCGCGTAGTCGACCACGCGATCGATCTGCTCGGTGGACGTGAACTCGACCTCGTTCGGATAGCTCTTCCGATTGACCTTGACGTCCGGCACGGTGAAGCCCTGCGCCAGGTCGTAGTTGAGCCACTTGAACTCCTGCGCGACCGGCGTCGGCGGCAGCACGTCGTCGGCGATGAGCGAGACGTCGGGGTTGCGGTACGCGAGCGCGATCGCGGTCAGCGTCGGGTTGATCGGGAACGGGCGGATCATCGAGAGGACTCCTGCGGGGTCGGTAGAGGTGGATCAGCCGAGGGGATCAGCCCTGCAGCGAGCCGGGGGCCAGCTGGACCGGGATCACGTCACCGGAGACGCCGCTGGCCAGCGCAAAGCCGATCAGGCGGTTGTTGGCGCCGGCGGCCGGCGCCGCAGCCACGCCCAGGCCGGCGGCGTTGCTGGTGAGCGGGCCGCCACGGGTGACGGTGCCGCCGAGCTTGACCTCGGCGATGCCGTGGGTCATCACGTCGCAGCGCTCGCCACTGGCGACGTCGAAGCTCTCGACCACGCCGATGTGCGCATCGGTGGCGGCGGCGCTGACGATGACGGTGTTGTCGTCGGCGCCGAACTTGACGATCGAGCCGGCGGGGATCGCTCCGCCGGCCACGAAGGCTTTGGTCATCAGCTGGTTGGACACGCGGGTCTCCTGTGGCCGTGAAGGGGGTGAGTGAAGTTCAGCCGGCGTGCTGCACGTGGCGCACGGCGTCGGCGGAGGTGACCAGGCGGCCGACCTTGGCCTGTTCGTCGATGTAGGCCTGCGCCTTGAGCGCGATGGCCTGCGCGTCGCCGCCGGCCGGGGCCGCGCTGCGGCCGCCGGACTGCTGGCTGGCCAGCGCCTGCACGGTGGGCGCGGTGTCGAGGTAGCCCTTGAGCGCCGCGAGGTCCTTGGCGCCCAGCTCACGGGCCCACTTCTCTTGCGCCGGCAGCAGGCGGCCGGCGGTCAGCGCGGTGCTGACCACCTCGTCCAGCTCGCGGCTGGCCGCGGCGGCGCGCAGCGCGGAGACCTCGTCCTGTAGCGTTTTCATGGCACTCAAGGTTGCAGAGTCGGGCGTGTTGCCCTTGGCCTTGAGTGCAGAAACTTCACCTTCAGCGGCGGTCAGTTTCTGCCGAACGACGTCGACCTCGTCGGCCTTGGCCTTGAGCGCGGCAACGGCGGTGAGCGCGGTTTCTTCGGTGGCGTCGTCTTTGAGGCCGACGGCAGCCAGCAGCTTCTGCAGAAGCGGATTCATCTTCGGGGTCTCCAGGGAAGCCGCGGCGAAGCGCGCCGCGATGCGTTCCGCGACGTCGGCCATGCCGTCGAGCGCGGGGTTGTTGACGAGGGCAGCGTGCAGCAGCTCGACGACGCTGTCGTCGGCCTTGCGCGAGCTGAACACCGGCGAGATGAAGCGGTACTCGCCGGCCTCGATCATTTGCCGGGCGCGCGCGGTCCACTCGACCGCGGCGAACAGGCCGGCGCCGTCGCGCCATTCAAAGGCGGTGGCCCAGCCGGCGGCGGGCGCCGGCTGACCGTTGGTCTCGGCCGCCAGCGTCTGGTGCTCGTAGTCGATCAGCAGCGGGGTCTTGCGCGCATTGAGCCGCGCCGCCAGCGCGCGGCCGGCGTCATCGGGCAGCTTCCACTGGCGACCGGGGCCGGGCCGGCCGTCACGCGCAGCGAAGCTGCCGGCCGGCAGCAGCTGCACGGCGGCGGCCACCTGAGCCGCCAGCAGGCAGGCATTGAGGGCGACGGCGAACGGTGATGGGGCGCGATGCATGACGCCGCGCAGTGTCGGCACCGTGCACCTGCAGGTCTTTTTCGCGTGCGCGAAAAGAACGCGCCGCGGACCCGGTGAGGTGCGCGGCGCGTGGTGGGTGAGATCGAGCGAAGGTTATGCAGGCAAGCGGCGGGCGCGTCAAGCGCGCAGGCTCACTCGAACAGCTCGCCCAGGTAGCGGCCGAGCAGCTGCAGGATTGCGCGACGATCGCCGTCGCCGAGCGTGCCGGCTTCCCAGTCGGCGGTGAGCATGCCGCGGCGGGGCATCTTGACCTTGCCGGTCTTTGTGCGCGTGCCGGTCTCGTGGTACTGCGCATAGGGCACGGCGAAGCCCACTTCCACCGCGTCACCGATGACGTTGTGCGCCAGGCTCTGGCGCATGCGGCCGGTGCGCTCCAGCAGCGTGCCGCGGCGGCTGTCGCCGTCGGCGCGCGCGTACAGCGCCAGGGTGTTCTCGGACAGCGGCTTCCACGCCAGCGCGTTGGGATCGACCTTGCGATCGAAGCGCTGATTCACGCGCGACTCGAGCAGCGCGCCGATCTGCCCGAGCAGCCGACCCTCATCGAGCTTGGCCGTGGCGCGGCTGAGCGCGGCGTTCAGCTCCGTGTCCTGCACCACCACCGTGAAGCGATCGGTCATGCACGCTCCAGCAGCGGACCGAGCCGCGGGTCCTGCAGCGCCTGCGCGCGCGGCAGCCGGCGCAGCCCGCTCAACTCCAGGCGCCGGCCCATGCGGGTGACGCGCGCCGCGGTGACCACACCGCCCTCGTCGAGCACGTACAGCAGCGAGCGGGTGCCGTCGACCACCGAGCGGCCGCGCTCGATCGCGTCTTGCACCCAGCCGTAGTCGGCGGCGGCCAGATCCGCGCCGGTCTCCACACCCTGCGCGGTCAGCCGCACCACGCGCGCCGGGCTGCGCAGGCGGCGCGCTGCAGCGGAATCGAGCAGGCCGACGGCGAAGTCAGCGCCCTGCGGCTGCGCCAGGTACTGCGCAAACAGCCTGCTGCCCACCAGCTCGCGCACCGCCGCCGCGCTGACCCGCGGTGACCAGGTGGCGAGCTTGTCGGCGGCGGCCGCGGCGGTGGCCTGCGTCATCGCGATGCCAGGGTTGTAGGCGAAGCCGGGGTCCACGCCGCGCGGCACGCGGCTGACTTCGCCGGTGCGGCGGTTGACGAAGGTCTGCATCGCCAGCGGCGGGCGCTCGCGCTTGATCTGGAAGCCGTCGCCCTGCAGCTCGGCCAGGCCCTGCTCGTCGATCGCGTAGGCGGTGCAGCGGCAGCGCCAGCCGTTGGGCGGGTAGTGGGTCTGCCAGAACGGATCGTCCACCGGCAGCGCCAGGCCGTGCCACGGCCGGTGGCTGGCGCGCACGCGCTCGTCGCGCATGGTGCGGTAGACGATGAACGGCAGGATCGACTTGTTGCGCTGGATGCGCTGCCAGCGGCCGGCGGCGTAGCTCTGGCGCAGGTTGACGTCGAAGATCAGCTGCAGCCGGGCCGGGTTGAAGGTGGTGCGGCCGACCTGGCCGGTGCTCGGATCGATCACCTCACGCGTGCCCCACCAGCCGGCGCGGGCCAGGCGGGGCTGGATCTCGGCGGCGAACTGGTCGAGCGAGCGGCCCTCGCTGATCGCGCGGTCGAGCTCGCCGCGGATGGCCTCCAGCAGATCGGTGCGCGCGAGCTTGGCCACCGTGAAGCGGTTGGCGTGCTCGGCCTGCCACACGTCCTGCCAGCTGAACGATGGCGAAACAAGGTTTCGCCGGCGGAAAGCCTCGATCGCGTCTTGCGGCGCGATCACACCGAGGCGGAAGCCGGCCGGCAGCGGCGTGGACACGCGCTACTCGCTGCGGTTGATCTGCAGGTCGGCCTCGCCGGCGAGCCGGGCAACGAAGGCGGCGCGCGCCAGCGTCTCGGCCAGGCGGTCGGCGGGCACACGCGGCAGCAGTTCGGCCAAGCGCGCCTTGAGCTGCTCGGGCGTGGCGCCGTCGGCGGCGGCCGCGCGCACCTCGGCCATGATCGGTTCGAGCATCTGCTCGATCGCCGGCTGCCAGTCGGACAGCGCGTCGTCGACCAGGTCATCGAGCGCGTCGCGCTCGGGTGCGGCGCGGCTGGCCAGCGCGAAGCGGGCGGCGGCGCGATCGTCGTCGGCGCTGGCGTCGGCGCGGGCGTCGGCGTCGGCGCCGGGGCGGTTGGCGGGTGGCATGCCAGGTGGCGTGCCCGGCATTGCCGGCGGCGTCGGCCCCTTGAGCGTCTCCTCGCCGTCGACCGGCTCGGGGATGCGCAGCTTCTTGGTGATGTAGCTGACCGGGATCTTGACGCCGGCCGCGGCCAGCTTGGGGTAGTGGGTGGCGTAGGCGGCCACGTCTTCCGGCTCGAACACGTCGAACTCGAAGCGCGGGCAGCGGTGCGGCGCGATGTCGGTGCCGAAGTTGATCGCCAGCAGCGGGTAGTTGAGGTCGCGCGTGAGCGTGGCCGCGATCTGCTTGGCGTCGGCCTTGCGGATGTCCAGCCGCACTTCGTTGTGCACGGTGCCCAGCGCGTGGCTGCCCTTGTCGCCGGCGTCGGCGGTGAGCGTCTGGCCGAGGATGGCCTTGCTGATGCTGGCCTCGGCCCAGCGCACCATTGCGAGGAACGGCCCTTCGGTGCCGTCGGCGGCCTTCTGGAAGTCCAGCGCCATGCCCTGCGGCATGATGCCGGCGGCGTTGTGGCCGAGGTTGACCACCGCGGCCAGCAGCGCGGCCTTCTCGGCTTCGCTGGCGCCGGTCGGGTACTTGCCGACCCGCATCGGCAGCCCGTAGATCTCGAGGAACTCCGCGAGATCCCGCACGCCGTAGTTCTTGAACAGGTACGGCCAGGCCAGCACCCGATGCAGGCCGGCGCGGCTCAGATACCCGCTCTTGGCCTTGTGCACGTGCACGATCCAGCCGAACGGCCACAGCTTCTCGCCGTCGATGCCGCGACCGCGCAGGCGCAGCTCGCGGCGCGTCTGGCGATCGAGCATGAACCAGCTGGGCGGCTGCAGCGTGATCCTGCGCGGCAGCTGCCAGCGCTCGACCCGCGCCCACTCCAGC